AAAGATTCGTCTTTGCTATAACGAGGATGACATCTTCACTCACTTTGGTGGTCAACCTCGCGTAGCACAAATACTCATCTATTGCCTGGAGTTTCTTCCTCGCACTAAACAAGTGTATCAGGGTGATTGGATTGGTTTTGGTAAAGGGTTGGATACATTCAAACCCAACACCATTACCTACAAGTTCCCTGAGGTTGTGCGTCAGGAGATTATCATTTGCCCTCATACTTACTACACTGGTGAGCGTCTGCCTGAAATGGTAGCACATCCTATCACCAGCAAGTTTGCAAGCACCAAACAATGCCTGTTTGTGCAACCTGCAGTGTCGCTGAACCCTTATCGTGAGGATTTGGAGGATGTGTGTAAGTTTTCCAAACAAATGAGCACACTATGTGAGTTCGTGAATGATCGCAAGGCATCACAAATCAAAAAAGAGTTAAATGCCTGCATCCGCGAGCAACGTACCATCTGTGAGGATGAAATTGCAGAAAAATGCGATTGTGACAAGTATCTCATCTCTTTGTGGAAGTTGGTGAAGTCTATCAAGGACGATTTGTTCCTGTTCATTCACGAAGAGGACGACATCGAATGTTACATCTGGGAAGTGCAATCCTTCCACGAAGGTTATGTCATTCATAACAAGTTTGGATCGTTCAAAGTAGTGGATCGTGAAACATTCTCTCACGCCAACTTCACAATGGCAAAGAATTGGGGTTGATTAAAATAGCTCACCTTCAAAGTGTCCTAGTAGTATGAGCACTCCTACAATGCAAGCACAAGCACAACAAACTATTGCAGAGAATGTGTATAAGAACACTCTGCTGCTGATTGAAGCACTGAAAGACAACTACCGCCAGTATTCTATTCGCGGTCATCAGACTTCTGCTGATCGTGGTGAGAATGTAGAGTATCACATTCGCAAGGTTGATGAACTCAAGTCTGGCAAGTGTGACATTGATTATACTGTTGAGACTGGCAAAAAGTATCACAAAGTCATCTTTGTTGATGGTGGCGGCCAGCGTTCTGTTCATTGCTTCATTGACAAGAACACTGGTTCAGTTCTAAAATCTGCATCCTGGAAGGCACCAGCAAAGGGTGAAAGATACAACCTCCTGATTATCAAGGAGCGTGAATGGTTGTTTGAGAACGCAGATTGGAGCGGTTCATATTTGTATGCCCGTTGAATAATGTGACTGGATGTGATATACTTATAAATAAAGATAACTCACATCCAGTCATATGAAACTCATTCCAAACTATCCAGAATATTCTATCACAACTGATGGAAAAGTGTTCTCTCATAAGAAACCAGGAGGAAATGGTAAAGGTAAAGTTCTTGATTATTCTTACAAGAGAGAACTAAAACCACAACCAGATAACAAAGGTTATCTCAAAGTAATCTTGGAGCAAGGAACTGATAGGATGAGAAACACACGTATTCACAGATTAGTAGCAGAAACTTACCTTCCAAACCCTCACAATTATGATACAGTTAATCACATCAATGAGGATAAAACTGATAACAGAGTTGAGAACTTGGAATGGATGAGTAATGCTGATAATGTAGAATACTCGCAAGCAAAAACCCGTTTGATTGAAACACCAACTGGCGAAACTATTGAAATCACAAATCTCACAAAATGGTGTCGTGAAGTGTTAAATCATCCTTCATCTGGAACGATGTTAAGAACTTTACGAAATCCTGGAACAAGTTGTAAAGGTTATCGTCTTATTCGTTGAATTAAAGTTACTCACCTTCAAAGTGTCTTAGTAGTATGAGCACTCCAATGAATTACCTTTGTTTTGTTGATGGTTTGTTAGAGTTTGCTAGCACTGACCCATCTTCTTTCGCACACTACCAGTTAGTGTATGCTGAAGAGCACAAGAACGCTAATGTTCAGTATCTTACTCTGACTGACGAAGAGTATGACGAAATGTTCCCTTATGAAGAAGATGAGGAATGAATGATCTGCGATTGTCATCAACAATCAAACTCTACAATCCACTTCCAGTTGAGAAACGTCGTTGCAATCCTAGATTAAAGAGTAACGAACAAACTTTGTCTGAAATGATTAAATCTTTGAAATCTGGGTGGAAAACAAATGACCTATGACACTGAAATGACTTATGATGAGCAAATCAAAGAAATGACTGTCACAAAGTCTCTCAAACTTCTGCGTGATGGGTTCAAGAATGAACTTGCCACTGCTTTATTCGCAGATGAGCGCACAACTGAACTCTTTGCTCAACTGATTAGTGAGTTTGTAGAGACAAACATTCCCGTGGTTGATGATGAGAACCAGATGGAACTTTCTATGATGCTGTTGGAAACTCTGGACATTGTAGCACGATGACTTACTCTAACCTCTCAAAGATTCGTCCCAAGCTGAGGACATCTGGTAACATCACTGGCAACTTCGGCAAGAGCAAAGTTAAGGCAGGTTCTACATTGAATGAGATTGGAATGAGCACCAAAGAAACAATTAAATGTGCCACACAAGATGAGTATTTGAACCGTCTTTATTATGCTTTTGATAACACTACCGACCCTAAACTTCGTCAGTTCATTTATCAAGAGATCCGCAAAATCCACGTCCAAAGAGGAACGTGGTGACAGGCAATTAAAATAGCTCACCTCCAAAGTGTCCTAGTAGTATGAGCACTTCCCAAATGTCTGAAATGGATCAAGTCTTTCACTACACTACCAACTGGAAAGAAGGTACTGTACGTCAAATGTTTATTCAGCAAATCACTCCTGAGTATCAAGAATGTGACCACAAATACGTTGCTATTGCTCTCAACCCTGAAACTAACAAGAGCATGGTTATGTCGAAACCCCGCAGTCATTATGATACTTTGCAGTGGGTTCGTCGCTTCTGTGGTTCATTCTGCCCTCTGTACTGATTATGAACAACTATCGTCTCTTGATTGAGTATTGGGTTCCTGATGAAGATGAGAATCTCTATGAGGAAAAGATCATTCAATCCCGTTCATCTTGTGGTAAGATTGCAGACGATTATCTAGCACAAGATCGCACAAATCTTATCCGTTCCGTTGAAGTTACCCCTGTTTGATTATGACTGACGGTTACACATTCACTCGCGTTGATTTCACTGCTAATGAAGAGACTTGCATCCTTAAGTTTCTTGTTGAAGCACAAAATCGTGACCTAATTAAAGACAAACAGTGGCAACCAGTAATTGAGTCTATCCTACAAAAGTTCTTCAATTCTAACATCAAAGAAGCACAAGACTGGCAGACCCTGTAAGTCTCACCTGTGTCTCACTGAGAACCCAGTCTACCACTGAAGCAAAAACCTGTTTTTTCTTCAATTCTACTGCAAAGGTGTCACAGGTCATCCACTGCAGTGAAATCACCAATTTTTTCTAAAGTACAAACAAACTCATGAAGTACATCGTTGATCTCTACGTTGGTGGTAAAGTCTTCAAGGAGGAAGTACAAGCAACCAACCCACAAGATGCCCGTGAAACTGCACTGTCACGAAATCCTAAGGCAAAAGTTGTAGGAGTGAACGTAAGTTTCAAGTGATTAAAATAGCTCACCTCCAAAGTGTCCTAGTAGTATGACCAACACTTTCACCGTCCGTTTCGTATCCGATGCTCTGAATTCTCCAGAGTATATCGGACCTTTCTACTCTGAAAAAGAGGCAGAAGACTATTGCGATGCTCGCAATGGTTCGTTATCACTCTCGGGTATTCCTTCCTGGGTTGCTTGTTACTCTGTTGTTGACTGATTAGTAATGCGAATTGCTTTTTTGATTGCTACTCTGGCACTTGGTCTTCGCTTTGGTTTGATTGCACATGCAAGCACCAATGAGTATCAAGAACGGCAGGCAGATCAGTTCTGTGAAGTTAATCCCAACTATTGCAACGCAAAATGATTGTCTACGGAGTTTATGCCCGTCTTGATGAATACGAACCAGATGAACTTTATGGTTTGTATGCTAACGAAGAAGACGCAAATCGTCGCGCAGAGGAGATGAAACTTGAATACAATGAGGATTACAAAGATTCTCAGTATTGCGATGTTCAAGTTCATCAACTCAAAGTTCAGTAACTAATGATTTCCCTTCCCAATCCTACAAACAAAATGACATTCACTGAAGCACTGATTGCCGCTGGCTATGTATTCGATGATGAGAATTATGATGGTTGTTATGTAAAACAAGATGATGACGGTTTCATTCACCTTTATCAGGAAAATGTGGATGATGAGACTGACACTCTCTGGAATTATGTCAAGATGAGTGATGAT